GTAACTGCGAACGCAAACTGTAAGCAAATTAGAGTTGAGGCTGTAACTGGAATAACAGACTGGAGAAGTGTTGTAAATAATTTCTTCACTCAAATGAGTACGCGAATCCCTTCAGGGTTAGCAACTATCACTTCATCTAGTGCGGGTAGTATAACCGCAACTGCTAGTATCACGGTTACTTATCAGACCATCCCAGGCGGCATCGCCGTTGGCGGTGGTAAGTTTGAACATTTTGGTGGCGCTGCCGAAACTCGCAGGCTGGCAACTGCAGGTGCAACTAGAGTTGGGCAAAACATTTCCAGTCACAATTCAGCTATCTCTAACAACGCAGGCCAGGACAAACAAGGCGATGAACCAGCAAACACTGGTGTATTCGTCGAAACAGCAACTTCTGGTACTTCTGCAGCGGCTTTAACCCACGCTCAATTAGGCGTGAGTGCTGCAAAACTTTACTTCGATAACGGCACGACCTATTATATAGGGTCGACATCGAACGTTCAGTACCTTTCGGCTTCTGCTGCAAAATTTGATTCTTTGGAAGTAACCGAGATTGTATCAAGGACTACTACTAAGAACTCACTTGAGGTTGCTGACAATCTGATCATCGCGGGCGTTTCGGGCTCTAAGCACGGCGACCACGTCGGAAGCGGTTTCCAGCTTGGTGGTAAGGTAGGTGTCCAGGGAACTGGATCTGCTGCACTGCTTTCTATGACGCTCGGTGATCCTTCTGTAGGCAAGGGTTCGCTTTTGTTGAACGTTTCGGACACTAGAATCGTATCTGTTACCTCTGGTAGCTTTTATAATGCTGCTGGTGCTGTTGGGAACGGTATGCTTGCTGTAACAGGCGCTCTTTCTTCATCTTTACTGAGAAGCCAGAACGTGTCTGCTGGAACTGTAACCGGCTCGACTTTGACGATTCACCGATTGGTGACGAACAAGTTAGCTGGCACAGGCCTCATCACGCAAGATAATATCCAGAGTGCATCGATAACAAGTGGTCACATTGGCACTGGCCAAGTGACGCACATCAAACTATCTACTGGCGTCGCCACTGCTGACAATTTTCAGACTGCGTCTGTAGATGCGGGCCATATTGTGGCTCTCAACGCGACTACGGCTAAGATTAACGATGGCGCAGCTACGAAGGTCAAGTTTGGCGTCGGCGCTGTTACACTTGACAAGATGGCAACGGGCTCTGTTTCAACGCTTCAGATCTTGGATGCTAATGTTACCAAGGCTAAGATCGCTGTAGGCGCTGTCACACTTGACAAGATGGCAACGGGTTCTGTTTCAACGCTTCAGATCTTGGATGCCAATGTTACCAAGGCTAAGATTGCCGTAGGTGCTGTCACGCTTGACAAAATGGCAACGGGCTCTGTTTCAAAACTTCAGATCTCGGACGCTAATGTTACCAAGGCTAAGATTGCCGTAGGTGCTGTCACGCTTGACAAAATGGCAACGGGCTCTGTTGGTGACAAAGCACTTAATGTTGCAGTTGTCCAAAACAGCGCTGATGCCCACGGTGGTATTAGTTGGAGTTCTGGTAAGCTGTCACTAGGCTTTGTACGAAGAGACTTTGGTAGAAGTGGCAACAATTTTGTCACAGATGCAGTGAGTTCTCCGTTTACAACAGCATCGTTGTCAGCCCAGCCTGCATCAGGTACCGTACAAGTTTACTTTAACGGTACTTTGCTTGCCCCAGAGCACTTTGCTGGCGCGGGTAAAGTCGCTGGAAGCACACAGGCAGACTACCGTATCGTAACTTCGAGTGCGAACGCATTTGCCATACACGTCCATCCAGATCTTGCTTTGGATTCAGATGACGTCCTTACCGTAACCTACTTCTCAGGTTCTGGCCTAACAAGCTAATAAACTAAACATCTAAGGGGGGTACCCGACCCCCCGTTTCCTCCCCCCATTAATTCATTTATGTAGACTTTTTGAAAAACTCAAGACTATTTAATAGAGAATAGTTTATTGTGTCATCAAGATCGTTTTAGATTTGATTTTATTTTTCAAGGAGATTCCGTATGTCAGTTAGAAAATTCAAGTTCGTATCGCCTGGTGTCTTTGTAGGAGAAACAGATAACTCCCAGATACCAAGAACACCCACCGCCATAGGGCCAGCAGTTGTTGGTCGATTATTAAGAGGCCCATCCAACCGCCCAGTAACGATTTCATCATTCAGTGAATTCGTAGAGATTTTTGGAAATCCGGTAGCCGGTGGAGCAGGTGGAGACGTTTGGAGAGAAGGTAACACTTTGGCTCCCACTTATGCTGCATATGCTGCACAGGCGTTCCTTAGAAATTCTTCCCCAGTAACAATCGTAAGAGTATTGGGTGTCGCAGACCCCGCTGCAATTGCTGGTGGTGAGGCTGGATGGAAACTAACTAGAAATCACGGCGGCGCTCGAACCCGACCATCGAATGTTGGTGGGGCTTATGGACTCTTCTTACTTTCTTCTGGCAGTGGCCAATCATATGATCACGGTGCAACTCTGGGATCCATGGGTGCACACAACACAGACAACGCCAACCTGGTTCGTAGCGCTACCGCTCCAACCGGATCACTCGCCGCTGTATGGTATTTCGACAAGGGCGCAATAGAACTTTCTGGCGCACTTACACCGGGGAATGCGTTGACTTCCTCATACGACACCATTGGGCGGAACCTCACGGGTGGTATCGACCAGGGAGTGGCTGCAGGGAACGGTCTAGCATTCAGGCCTAGCNTCGCTTCAAAATATGAGTTCACAGCAGTGCTGTTCGACAACGGAGATAAACCAAACAAGGTAACATTCAACTTTGATAGAACTTCTGATAAATATATAAGAAAGGTTTTTAACACCAACCCGACACTTCTTGGAGATTCCGTCACCAACGCAAGGGGCTACTTCCTAGGTGAGTCTTTTGATCGGCACGTAAAGGATTTGCACGGCACAAGTCTAGAAGCGGCTTCCGAAACCGGAGACCCCAGCCTCGCGGGTGTAATCGTTGGTCTTGGCGGCAACTTTGCGGAACTAGATTGGTCATTAAATCAAAAGAGTACTCAACCATCTTATAGTCCGTGGTTTATTGGTCAAGACTTGACCACGAACGCTGCAGGCTTCGATGCAAATAACCAGCAGAAGTTGTTCAGACTTGTGGCATTGGACGACGGCGCTTGGTCATCAAAGCACATTAAAGTTACAATAGAAAATCACAAAGCACCAACACAGCAAAACCCATACGGTACTTTCGATTTGGTCTTAAGAGATACAAGAGATAACGACGCGGCAAGAAAAGTTTATGAGACTTTCGGAAACTTAAATTTAAATCCGAACTCTCCAAACTATATTGCGCGAAGAATTGGTACGCAATATCAAGAGTGGGACACGTCCGACAACAGATACAGGACTTATGATGATTATCCAAACGAGTCTCGGTTCGTAAGAGTACTCACAAACGGTAACGTTGATCAGGGCCTTACAGATCCTTCACTATTGCCTTGGGGATTCTTTAGTCCACCGAGATATAAATCGCTTTCATTTACAACAAGCAACGGTGGTCTCGACGTCCATACAACGGGTAGCAATATACACCTCGAATCCTTCTCCGGCTCAGCGGGAGCCACAGGGTTAGGGATTCACATCGGCGGTGCACCATCGCTCGACCAAACGGTGGTATTAAACGGCCTAACCATAAGCGCATCCGGCTCAACAACCTTCAACTCGAATACGGTCTTTAATGCGTTTACTACGGGAACCTTCTCAATCGCCGCCTACGGCCAAGTGTCTGCACCACCAAAGCCAGTGGTTATATTCCCAACATTCGCACTTCGTTCCGGTAGTGCTGACGATGGATTATCTGACCAGAAAAAAGCCTGTTTTGGAATTACAACCGGGCGATCCCCGAGTTCCACGAGATTCGATGAATCGTACTGGGATCTAGTTCGTGGCGATCAAGGTTCCTCTGCGAACGTTTACGACGCAGGCACTAACACTGAGACTGCGTTCATATTCTCTCTGGATGATGTTATTGCATCAAACGTGGCCCCTGGGTCAGTTACGACGGCTTTCTACCAGTCCGGCTCTAGAAAAGCGGACAGATCGTATACTGCGGCAAGAAGTAGTTATACGGATCTGATTGACTCTGGATTTACGTCATTCACAGCCCCTATGTTTGGCGGCTTCGATGGCTTGGATATCAAGGAAAGAGTTCCTTTCGGAGATAACAACATAGGAACGTCTTTTGCCAGTTCATACGAAGCACACTCTCTTAAGCGTGCTGTAGACTCGCTGTCAGACCCAGAAGTTGTAGAGATCAATATGTTGGCAGTGCCAGGCGTGAGAAAGCCTTTGATTACCGACCGTGTTATCGACATTTGCGAAGATAGAGCGGATGCACTTGCAGTGATAGATATCGAAAATGGCGGTTACAAGCCTGCGACGGAGACTACAGATAACTTCAAGACAAGAGTTGCAAACGCTTCCGTTCAGGCCGCAGTTAACTCTCTTAGAAACCGAAACATTAACAGCAGCTATGCTTGCGCTTTCTTTCCTTGGGTTAAGATCTTTGATGAGATCAATTCAAAGCAAGTTTGGGTGCCACCATCAGTTGCAGCAATCGGTACGTTCGCTTCTTCTCAAGCAAACTCCGAATTGTGGTTCGCTCCAGCAGGATTTACTAGAGGCGGGTTGTCGGAAGGTTCGGCAGGGTTGCCAGTGATTGGCGTTTCACAGAGACTTTCGTCCAGAGACAGAGATAAACTTTACGATGCAAACGTTAACCCAATCGCAACGTTCCCAGCAGAAGGCATAGTGATCTTTGGCCAGAAGACGCTTCAGGTCACCCCTTCGGCACTTGATAGGATCAACGTCAGAAGACTTATGATCTTTGTCAAGAAAGAAATTTCTAGAATTGCTTCAAGACTACTTTTCGATCAGAACGTACAGTCGACTTGGAACAAGTTCCGAGGTGAGGTAGAACCATTCCTTGATAGTGTAAGAGCTAGACTCGGTTTGACTGACTACAGAGTAATTCTCGACGAGTCTACTACTACACCAGATTTGGTTGATAGAAACGTGATGTATGCCAAGATTTTCTTGAAGCCAGCAAGAGCCATTGAGTTTATTGCAATCGACTTTACGATTACGAACTCTGGCGCATCATTTGATGATTGAAAAAAACTTTGGCCACACTATTTAAGAGTGTGTAACATATTATTTTTAGGAGGGCAGTTATAATGCCAGGCGTAGACGGATTTTGGTCAGATGCTAGTATCGAGCCAAAGAGAAAATTCAGATGGCTCCTCAGTTTCAGAGGGGTACCACAGTGGATAATGAAAAAGGTCGGAAAACCGAACTTCAGTTTGGGAGAAGCAGAACATAGCTTCCTGAACTACAAGTTCTACTACCCTGGCCGAGTGGAGTGGTCGGAAATAAGTATGACACTTGTTGACCCAGTGAGCCCCGACGCTTCTAGGACAATGATGGCGTTACTTAAACAGTCTGGCTATGTGCCACCGCACAACTTTTTGAACGCCAACAATATACCCGATACGCAAGGATTGGAAGCAAACCGCGTATACACTATGTCAAAGGCCGGCGCTACGAAAGCGCTGGGCGGAGCGATATACATTCAGCAGATTGATTCGAACGGTAGGGTCAACGAGGAATGGAAACTTTACAATCCATTCATCAAATCTGTCAGTTTCGATGAGCTTGATTACGAGAGTGACGATCTCTTAAACATCGAGTTAACCCTTCGGTATGACTGGGCAGACCTTACCGGTCGGGGGTCTGGCGTAATCGCTTCGGAGCTTGATAAGAAACCCAGCGCTCTAGCAGCCGGCGCAGACTTTAGTGCGCTCTAATAATAAGCACAAGGCTAATTTGAGAATATAAGTTACAGTTTTTTTGTTAAAGAAAGTGAGGATATATGAGTAATAGAAATGCCAAGCGACGCGCAGCCGGCGCATCACAGGCCCCACCCCCGGCTTCAATGCCATTAAATATAAGTACCACGAACAGTTTGTTAAACTTTGCAGTCCCAACGGAGATCGTGGATCTCCCCTCAAAAGGGCTCTTCTATCCAGAGGGCAGTCCCCTGTACGGAAAAGACAACATAGAAATAAGGTTTATGACAGCCAAGGACGAGGACATTCTGACCTCTCCTTCCCTTCTCAAGAAGGGCATAGCTATTGATAGATTATTGCAAAGTGTCATCATTGATGAAAACATCAATGCAAAAGACTTGTTAGTTGGGGACAGAAACGCTTTAATGTATGCAGTTAGAATAACGGGTTACGGTGCAGCATACGAAGCTCAGGCGACGTGTAATATGTGTGGGTCCGACAACGATATAAATTTTGATTTGTCCAAGTACACAGATCATTACAGTATGCCAGAGACTACGAGCGATATTCAAATAAATTCAAATGGAACCTTCAGTGTGGATTTACCTGTCACAAAAATTAGTGTTGATGTTAGGTTTTTGACAGGCCACGATGAAGAGAAGTTGACAAAATCGACGCAGCTAAAGCAGAAGAACAGTTTGCCAGACTCACAATCTACTGATTTGCTGAAGAGCATTGTGGTAAGTGCCAACGGCGTCGAGGACCCATCCCAGTTGAGTGAATTTCTAGAGGCGATGCCCGCCGCAGACTCAAGGTTCTTGAGGGGTGTTTATTCCGACATGTCACCGAACGTCAAGTTTTCTCAAGAGATGACTTGTGAACATTGCGAAGCAGACAGCGAGGTGGACGTGCCAATCACAACCGGGTTTTTTTGGCCTGAACAATGAATACATAGAGTCTGTCTATGAGGAGTTGTTTATATTGAAACACCACGGAGGTTGGAGCTTTTTTGAAGCCTACAACTTACCGATTCAGATTA